CGCTCGAAGCCACCTGCCTCCGCCTGGCTCTCGGTCTGCCCGACCAGCCCACGATGACAGCCGTTGCCGAGCAGCACAACCTCACCCGCGCCGCCGTGTCCGCCCGAGTGAAGACCATCCAGCGTCGTTTGAATCTGCCACCGAGCATCTACATGAAATCGGATTACGCCTGTGGCAAGCTCTCCAACGCCCGGAGGATGAAGAAGTGAGCAAGGCTTTCTCACATGAGAAGACCAAAGGCCACGACGAGTGGCTGACGCCGAGGTACATCACCGACTCCCTCGGACCTTTTGACCTAGACCCTTGCTCTCCGATCAACCGTCCTTGGGATACGGCGGTTTCGTACTACACGCAACTGGATGACGGACTTACCAAAGATTGGCATGGGCGTGTCTGGTGTAATCCTCCCTACGGAACCGAGACGAAGAAGTGGCTGGCCAAACTCGCCATGCACGGCAACGGCGTCGCCCTTGTTTTCTCTCGCACTGAAACCTCGACCTTCTTCCCGAACGTCTGGGGAAAGGCAGATTCGATCTTCTTCTTCAAGGGACGATTGAAGTTCTGCGACGTGAACGGACAAGAGTCTGGAACAGCAGGTGCGCCGAATTGCCTTATCGCTTACGGCAAAGGAAACACCGAATCCATCCGTAAGGCTATGTTCGACGGAAAAATTAAAGGAGTGTTTGTACCATTGTACGACATTGAATCTAATGTCTGACAAAGTCCGCCCCATTGACCTGGCGGGACGCTTCGGCGTCACCAAGCAGGCCATCAATAAGTTCATCAATCAAGGGATGCCAATCGACTCCATCGAGTCTGCCGAGGCGTGGTACATGGCGCGGGGTGCCGGTCGCATGGGTTCGAGCGTCCGCCCCGATAAAGACTTTACCGAGACGGTCGAGCGTCAGCGGGAACTCAAGTCAATGGCCTATCAGCAGTACCTCGACGATCTGGGGAGCAACTCGCCCGACGCCAGCAAGTCTTATGCGACCTACGACAAGTTGCTCAAGACTCTCGTCACGCTGGAGAAGGAACTCCAAGCCCGTCAGATTGCCAGCCGTGAATACATCCGCACCCAGACCGCCATTGAAAGGTTCGGTCGAGTGTTCGCGCAAGTGCGGGAGGAGGTTTCCCAGCTCGGCACGAAACTGGCGTCGAGGGTCAACCCCGACAACCCGGGTCGAGCAATGAAGGCTATCGACGACGAGGTGAAGAAGATGCTGGAGCGACTCTCCAATGCCGCCGGCTACGCTGAACAAGCCGTCGTGAAGGAAGGCGACACCGAAGACCCCATTGAGGTTGACTCTGGTGATGAAGACTCCGTAGATGAGGTCGAATAGCCATGAGTTACATCATTCATACTGGAAGCAACCTCGACATCTTACCAACGTTGCCCGACAACTCCATCGACGCCATAGTAACCGACCCGCCCTATGAATTAGGCTTCATGGGTAAGTCTTGGGATTCGACTGGCATCGCTTACAACGTGGCCCTTTGGAAAGAGTGTCTTCGAGTCCTTAAACCTGGCGGGCATATTTTAGCCTTCAGCGGCTCGCGAACCTATCACCGAATGACGTGCGCGATTGAGGACGCTGGGTTTGAAGTCCGTGACCAGATTATGTGGGTCTATGGTTCTGGCTTTCCTAAGTCCCTTAATGTAGCAAAAGCAATAGATGCCCAAGTTCGTTGCGGAGGTTCTTCTTCCCGCAAACTTCGCCAAACTGAGCAAGAAACAGGTGGCGAGTCTTATGACCTAAAAGGCGTAAATAACGGCATACTCGGTGAAAAGAAAACATGGCAACTAAAAGAGTGGGAACCGACAACCGATCAGGCGAAGCCTTGGGATGGCTGGGGAACGGCATTAAAGCCAGCGCACGAACCTATCTGTTTAGCCCGCAAACCGATTGATGGAACCGTGGCAAACAATGTCATTAAGTGGGGAGTAGGAGGAATAAACATAGACGCGACAAGAGTCTGCGTTGAGTGCGGAAATGACGACGCTACCGAACTTCTTGATAAATGTATGGATTGCGTAGAAGGCGCACCACAAGGTCGTTTCCCAGCCAACCTAATTCACGATGGGTCACAGCAGGTGCTGGATTTGTTTCCGAAAACAGGCGTATCCCAAGGTGGACGCTCTGGTAATGTAAATGCTTTCGAAGGCGGGTTTGGTGCTGAACATTACGGAGATGAGAAACCCGGTTATGGAGACAAAGGTTCTGCGGCCCGTTTTTTCTATTGCCCGAAAGCCAACAAGAAGGATCGAAACGACGGGTGCAAAGACCTCCCAGATAAAGAATGGAGAAACGAAGGTGCGGCAATTCCTGAACGTGGAGATAGGCCATTCCTGTCAAGCAAAAACAATCACCCAACAGTTAAGCCAACCGAACTAATGCGTTACCTTTGCCGACTCATCACTCCGACAAACGGCACAGTTCTCGACCCTTTTAATGGATCAGGCTCAACAGGAAAAGCTGCTGTCTTGGAGGGATTTAATTATATTGGAATTGAATTAAGTCAGGAGTATGTAGCCATTTCAGAGGCAAGAATTAAAAACAATATATAGTGATTATCGACCCGCAGACAGTCGAGACTTTCGAGGCTCACATCCGTGCGATGATGACTCCCGACCCCGAAGGCGATATCGTCGAATGGTTGGAAGCCAACGTGCGCGAGGTGCCAGGCTCGCCCCAGCCCGGACCGTTCCGAGTGGAGTCCACTCCGTTCCTCGCTCCCATCCTGCGGGCGTTGACCGACCCAGAGATTACCACCATCGTCGTGCTAGGTGCCGTGCAGATGGGGAAGTCATCCCTGCTGGAACTGTGGTCGACCTTCATCCCTGCCCGTTCGCCCGGCCCGACGCTCTTGCTCCAGGACATCGACGATAACGCGCAAGACTGGCAGAAGGATCGTCTACGCCCGATGTGGGAAGCCACTCCGTCCACTCTGGCCAAGATGGAAGCAGCCGAGCGTAACCAATGGAAGAAAACCCGCTTCGAGCGTAACACCGTTTGGGTGCTGGGTGCGAACAACAAGAAGAACCTTCAGCGTCGTTCCATCCGCTTCCTCGGCGGTGACGAAGTCTGGCTCTGGCCCAAAGGTCACCTCAACGAAGCCCTCGCCCGTCGTACCGCTTTCATCTGGCAGGGCAAGTCGCTGCTCGTCTCGCAGGGTGGCGTCGAAGGCGACGACATCACCGACCTGTGGAATCAGTCCGACCGCCGTGAATGGACATTCAAGTGCCCTTCGTGCCAGACGCGCCAGCCCTACGAGTGGGAGCAACTCATCTACCCCGAAGACGCCCGTGAACCTAACGGGTGGAACATCGACAAGGTCAAGGCGGGTTGCACCTACGAGTGCAAATCGTGCAAGACCCGGTTCAAGGATTCCTTCGAGGTGCGTAGCGAGCTGAACCTTACGGGCGAGTACATCCCGATGAATCAAAACGCTCCCAAGGGAGTAGTCGGTTTCCATTGGAACTCGCTCTGTGCCCAATGGGGTCTGGACTGGGGAACACTCGCCGAGATGGCCATCCGTGCGAAGCAAGCCTTCGAGGAACACGGTGACGATGTCTCGCGCCGTGAGTTTAAACAGAAGCGGCTGGCACTTTCTTGGTCTGACGATCCAGATGACGGCGGTGGCGAAGTGCTACCGCAGGGCTACAAGATGCTCGACCAATGGGACGACGAGGGCTTCATGGTCGACAGTCGACTGGCCGAACCTCCGCTCAAGGAAGAATACACCAAGGCCAAACAGTTCGCTCGACTCCGCTTCATGTCCGTTGACGTTCAGCGCAAGGGCTTCTACTGGATTGTGCGAGCCTGGGCCTTGGACGGCAAGTCCCGCATGGTGCAATGGGGCTATTGCGAAACCGAAGACCAACTTCGGGACGCCCAGAAGAAACTACTCGTCTCCGACTTCTTCGTGTTCGTCGACTCGGGTGACGGACCCAACACCGATACCGTCTACCGAATGTGTGCGCGGTTCGCTTGGAACGCCACCAAAGGTTCCGGCCAAAACGAGTTCCCCTGGCGTATCCAGACTCCCTACGGCATCAAGGTGGCCTATCGCCCCTACGCCCGAGCCAAGGTCATCCAAGTCGGCCAGACCTCCTGCAAACTTTACCTGTTCTCGAATCTATACTTCAAGGACTCCATCTCCCGCCTCCGCCGTGCGGGTCACCACACTTACCCCGAGGACGCCGGCGACGAGTACCGAAAGCAAATGCAGTCCGAGCATCGCACCAAGTCCGCTAACGGCCAAGCCGTGTGGCTGCCCATCGGCGACCGTGCGAATCACCTCTGGGACGCAGAGATCATGGGACTCGTCCCGGCAATGATGGCCAAGCTCATCGGGCGCGGTAAGAACAAGCACGGAAAGGTCGAGGAAACCAAACCCGACGAGAAAGTCGTCGAATCCCCTTGACGGAGATACTAACAGCGGCAGACTGGTTGCAAGTCGGCTGGCCCTATTGGAAACAACACAGGTGGCTCTTGTGCAGGTTCATGGGTGGGGTCAGCCGACCCTTTTTACACAGGGCTAAACCCAAATGGCACGCCCTCAAGGAGTATTCCTCATTTTCGAGATTTGCGACATCAAGGACATCGTTGCCGCCGCATTGGCCCTCCTCAAACAGGGAAAGACGATGATGGAATACGCCGATTCCGGCACCTCCGTGGTGAAAGGCTTCCCGATGGACATCAATACCGTCCTTGTCGAGGCCCGCTACGCGCTGATGGTCAAAGACCCCCAGACCTACGGTTCAATCGACCGTGTGCGGGTGATCAATATGCTCAATAACTTCCGAGGATTCTAATGCGAAAGCCCACCGCCAAGAAGCCTGCCCTCCCGCAGGTTAAGAAACCCAAGACGCCTACGGTGGCCCGCAATGCGGCCCCGATGAAGCAGGCGTCGGGTGGCGGTAGCGGCCCGGGCATCTTCTCGAACTTCGAGTCCGCCAAGTTCAGCAACAAGCGTTCTTGGATTTGGTCCTCCTGGCCGCAGGACTTCAAGAAGACCATGACGGTCTTCGACCGCATGGAGACCACGCGCAAGATGCGTTGGTTGGAACTCAATGCGGGTCTTATCCGACAGGTGCTGGCCGATATGGCCATGTACACCGTTGGAAACGGTATCAAACCTCAAGCCCAGTCTGGCGACGAGATGTGGGACCACGATTCCGAATCCTATTTCAAACGCTGGGGGTCTCGTTCCTGCGACATCACGGGTCGCTTCTCATTCTTCGAGGTTCAGCACATCTGCTGCCGATTGATGGATCGTGACGGCGAGGTCTTCATCATCAAGACCCGTGGACCCGGTGGCGAACCCCGCATCCAGATTATCGAATCCCACCGGGTCGGTAATTCGTCCAATAACGAAGTGCCTCCGGGCATGGTGGACGGCATCCTTTTTGGTCCCTACGGTCAGCCTATCTCTTACAACGTAATCCGCTCTGACGGCTCAAGCCGTCTCGTCCCTGCCAATGCGGTCATTCACTTGTTCGAGCCAGAGCTGGCCTCGGGAGCGCGGGCTTATAGCCCCCTCCAGCACTCGATCAATAATCTGGTCGATATGCTGGAGATTCTTTCGCTGGAGAAATTAGCAGTCAAGACGAGCGGTGATATCTCTCGCACAATCACCCGTGAGAATCCTAACTTCGATGGTTCGCAGAGCGACTTCGAGGCTTTTGGGATGAAGCCACAGGATTACGGCGATGGCATGACCGACCCGAGCGAAGCATCGACCTTCCTCGGTGGTAAGGTTTTGGCTCTGGCTCCCGGCGAGAAACTGGAATCCTTCGAGTCAAACCGTCCGAACAAAACTTTCGACGGATTCATTGAACACCTTGAGCGCGACTCGCTGGCGGGTATGCTCCCCTACGAGTTCGTGGCCAATCCCACGAAGGCGGGCGGCGCGGTTATGCGGTTCGTCGTCGCAAAGGCTGATCGCAAGTTCTCACATCGCCAGGCTATTATGGTTCAGCGGATGCTTACCCCCATCTGGGGTTATGTCATCGGTACGGCAATCAAGGAGGGCTACCTGCCATCCAATGAGTACTGGTACAATGTTTCGTGGACGACTCCCCGCCGTGTCACCGTCGACGCTGGCCGTGACTCGCAGCAGAATCGACAGGACATCGAATCCGGCCTCAAGAGCCTTACGGACAACTATCTCGAAGAGGGTCTCGACCCCAAGGAAAAGATGCGCGAGAACGCCGCCGAGAAGCGGTATCTCATGGACCTCTCCGAGGAGTTCAATGTCCCGCTGTCCCTGCTCTACAAGCCCCAGAATGTCGCCCCCGCCGACATCAACGCCTCCGTCGGTCAGAAGCCCGAAAAGCCGATGATGGACGACGGTGCCAAGATTGTGGAAGACGACGAAGAAGACGCCGATCCAGACGACCCCAATACCACCAAATAATTTATGTACGCCCTTTCCAACGCATTCAAGACCTTCATGCCGATGCTCATCGAGCCGGCGAAGGCGAAGGCATATCTCGACAAGGTGGCCGAACTCTCCCCGACCGAATTAAAGGCGGGAGACGACCTCGAAGACATGATGGAGATGCTCTTTGGGCCTCGCCCCATGCTCATCAAGTCTGGTGACATCGCCGTGATTCCCGTGAAGGGCGTCATCGGGTCTGGACTTACCGAGCTGGAAAAGATGATGGGTGCGACCGATGTCGAGGACATCCAAGAGATGCTCGAAGATGCCGAGCGTGACCCGGGCGTCGAGATTATCATCTTCGACTTCGACACCCCCGGTGGCACCGTCACGGGAGTGCCCGAGATGGCCCAGCGTATCCGCGCCTGCAAAAAGCGTACCATCGGTTGGACCTGCAAACAGTCCTGCTCCGCTGGGATGTGGCTGATGAGCCAATGCGACGAGGTCTATGTCAGCCCTTCGTCCATCGTAGGCTCCATTGGGGTCTACATTCCAATCTACGACATGAAGGCCGCCTATGCCGAAGAAGGCATCACGGTTGACCTCATCAAGGCTGGTTGGGCCAAGGGGGCTGGTTATACCGGCACCTCGATGACCCCCGAGCAGCGTAAACTATTCCAGGACGACGTGGACGAAATGCACCAATGGTTCATCGGCGACGTCAAGGCTGTCCGCACCTTTGCCGATGTGGCCGATATGCAGGGTCAATGCTGGTCTGGCAAGAAGGGTGCCGAGAAGAACCTCGTCTCGGGACTCTTGAACACCTTCGACGATCTGCTCATGGCCATCGACCCCGAGGAATACGCCATTTACGAGCGGGCTGAAAAGCAAGTCCCCGTGGGTGGCCCTGCCAACTACTCCCTAGCCGCCGATGTCTCCCCCGAGCAGGGCGACAAGGACGAGGTTGCCCCTATCTCCGACGGCAAGAAGAAGAAAAAGAAGAAAAAGCCGGACGGCACGGATTCCGACGAAGACGAGGACGAGGACGAGATTCCCGCCGACCCTTCCGTCGAACCCATCCAGACCGACCCGACCAAATCGAAGGTTTGACACTTGGCTAAACCCATGACGCTCGAAGAACGCCTTAATTCGCTGAAGGAAGCCTTCACCGGCAAGACCGCCGAGGTTGAAGCCAAGGCCAGCGAAGTTGCCTCCCTTTCCGCCAAGGTGGAAGAAATGACTGCTGCGATGTCCGCCAAGGACGCTTCGCTTGCCGAGTTCACCGCCAAGGTGACCGACCTGTCCTCCAAGCTCGCCGCCGCCGATGAACTTCGTGCGAAGGCCGAAGCCCAGGCCGCTTCCATTACCGCCTCTCAAGAGTCCGCAGCCAAGAAGGCCGCGCACATCGCAGCCTCCGTTGGAGTCCAGCCCCTTGAAGTCACCCCCTCTGAAGTTGCCGCCGCCTCGAAAAGCGACGCAGAGATCTCCGAGGAGTGGGTGGCTCTCAAGCAGAAGGACGCCAAGCAGGCTTCCGACTTTTACAGCAAGAACCGTCCCGCTATCCTGCGCGCCGCTGGTCTTCGCTAATCTTTCTCTCACCCAATCCTAACTCACTAATATGTCTAACAGCATCGGGGGCTTGACCCTCCAGCTCGTCGCCGAAGAATCCCTTCGCACCTTGGTTCCGGAACTCGTTCCGTTGACCGAGATCGCCGTGACCGACTTCGGTAACTACGTTGCAGAACGTGGTACCACGGTCCACACCCGCTACGCTTCTGCGTTCAGCGCCACCACCTTCGACCCGTCTGCCGGCTTCGTGCCTGCTTCGGCTACCTCGACGGATGTTCCTGTGACCATCGCCGACCTCAAGTATGTCGATGTCGCCTTCACCGATTACGAAGCCTCCACGCTCTCCCTTGAGCGTCTGCGTCGCCTCTTCTTCGCTCCTATCGCCAACGCCGTCCAGAAGTCCCTCTTCGACGACGTCCTTTCGAAGGTCACCGCCGCTAACTTCTCCGAAGTCGCTTACAGCGGCGTTCCTTCGAACTTCACCCGTGTGGCCGTTGCCAACGCTGCGAAGAACCTCACCAAGGCTAACCTGCCTCACATCGGTCGTAAACTGCTCCTATCTCCCGACGCTATGGGCCAGCTCGTCCAGGACCCGTCCGTTGCCCAGACGTTCTCGTATGGTAACAGCGACGTCATCCAGAACAACTCGATCAGCAAGAACCTCCACGGTTTCAGCGTCAGCGAGTACAACGGTTTCCCCTCCAGCGGCGACGCTTACGACGAAGGTCTCAACGGTATTGCCTCCTGCAAGGAAGGCTTGGTCATCGTGACCCGTGTTCCTGCTACGCCTACCACGGGCGGTGGCGAGCAGATGGTTGTCCAGGACCCAGAAAGCAAGTTCTCCTTCGCTCTCCGCTACTGGTACAACTGGCAGGCCGGTCAGCACAATATGTCGGCTCTCTGGCTCGTTGGTTCGGCTGTCGGTAATCCGGCTGCCCTCCAGCGCATCAAGTTCGTGTAATCTTTCGGGGGAGTTTAAAATCCCCCAAAGCGACAATGCGAAGCCCACTCCTCTGCCAAGGGGGGTGGGTTTCTTATTTTTGACAATGGGCTAAACCCATGTCGGGAATCACGGACGAATGGGCTTTAGACGCCTCGGAGATCCTTTCCGAGATACCCAAGCCTGTGACCGTTAAAAACGTCCCAGCGGGCAGCCCAGTAGCCTTAAATGCCCTCATGAGCCAGCCGGCCGTGATGCAGGACTTGGAAACGGGCGGTTTCATGAACCACACATCCTTCGACATCAAGTTCCTCCGCACCGACGCTGCCGCGCATCCGGGGCTGGTGGCCTTTGGCAATGTCGTGGCCTACGAAGGCCAAGAGTACCGCATCATGACCGTCACGGACCGCCCTCCCTCCGCTTGGGTGATCTGCAAGGTCCAGACCAAGGTGCAGTAATGGCCCAAGTGGTCACAGTCGCCAAGGGCGTCAAGGTGGACTATACAACTTTGGCTAGGTCGTTTTCTATTTATGCAATGGTCATGCGTAAAGACATGGCTGAAATTGTTAAACAACAGGCGCGGTTCTTTGCCAAGGATATGTGCGACTACACGCCTCCGTTTTCTGGTAAAGAACCGCAGACTAGCAAGGGGGGTGAAGGTGGCTTCGGAAACAAAGCACGGGACAAAGGTAGAAACGCTGTCAGCCGAGATGTCCGCAGGATATTCGCGCCCTTGGCCCAAGCTCCGGCATCGGGCGTTGCTGCAAGTAACAACATGGGTGTCCTAAACGCCTGGATGACCGAGAAATTAAAACTCCCAGCCCCCCACCAGCCCGAATACATTTTCAAGATGCTGGCAACTCGGGGAATAATTGGTCAAGGCGAGTTCGACTATTTCCAGCGCGTTGAAGCAGTACATGGGTCACCCAAGTGCAAGTTTATGCTTGGTACCAATGAATCTTCCGTAAAGAGCCTGCATCTACAAAAGCGAGGATCACCTTCATACAAGGTCAAAGAGTCCGACAAAATTGCCATTACCTATGTGGACAACTGGAAAGTCGTTGAGCGGTATATTAAGGGCGTCCAACAGCGGGTAGGGAAACTCAAGTCTGGCTGGTATTACGCTGGCCTACAACTTGGCAAAATGCCAACGGCTGCTTGGGTTGCTGGGCAAGGTAACTCATCTTCAATCTACCGTCCAAGGCTGACTGGCCCAGACCCCATTGTCACCCTCGGCTCAAGCCTTGGAAGAAATTACAGCCAAGGCTATCACTTTATGCGGATGGCAATGAACCATCGATATTACTCCATTCGAGTGGCCATCCTTAACCATCTTAAAGGTGCGCGCAACCACGGGAAACTTCAAGAGGTCATCCGTCGCCTACAAGGCGGATTCAATTTAGAAAACACTACCGAATAATGACCACTCCCTTCTTCAGCTTCCGAACCATCCTCGAAGAGAAGGTGGCCGGCTATCTCACCACCCAGTTTCCGGGGTTGGCTGTTCACAAGGGCGTCACGGACGAGATTCGTGTCCTGCCCATCGTGATCGCCCATGCCGAGTCATCCAATACCGTTCCAGACCTAGGCTCGAACACCCTTGGCAACTATACCGCCGTCCTAAAGGTCTATGTCTACTCCAGCGCGGATGACGAGACGCTCGAAACCCACCGGGAACGGGTCGCCAAGGTCATCGGGGCAATGGTCGATGTGCCAGCCCTCCAGGCTCTCTGGAACCCTACCACGGATGGCATATTGTACAGTCTTTGGATTCAGAACGACGAGGAGGGCATGAGCCAGCGTCGGTACGGCAATGTCATCGAGTTCATTGTCTGGGGCGTCCTTCCGCCCGCCCCTTGACACTTGGCTAAACCCATACGACTATGGCCGATACCCAAATTGATTACGGAGTAGCACACTTCTTCGGGTTGCGCGGAACTGAAACTTATATGACGGTTCAGTCGGACTCCATCACCGATACCTTTAAGCTCGATGTCGAAGTAGCCGACGAGCATGGCCGTGTTATTACGGATCGCCTTGATGATCAGTATTTCGAGATTACCATCGACGGAGTCCTTCTCATTGCTGATTCCCTTCCTTCCAATGGTGATCAGTTTACCTATGGTGGACGTCAATATATTTTAAAGTCCATCGACGATAAGGGTACTAACAAGGATTTCCGCAAGGTTTCAGTTAAGGGCGTCAAGTACCAAGAAATCGCCTAATAAGGCGGCATCCACGATGGATGCTAGATACTTACAGGCTACGACTGTCCTGCCCAACCAAGATAAGGTCTGCGGCAGGACACTTCGTGCCTTCTGCCTTCGTCACCGGGTTGCGCTGGAGGCCATTGGCTCTCCGTTTCTCAATCCAATGGGAAAGACTTTCCGACCCATTGACGTTGTTCTGGCGGTTCGCATAATGTCTACCTATGATAAGGAAAAGATGACTGACCGTCTTTCCTTACTAGATAAATTGCATTTGATGCTGCTTAATTGCAGTCGCAAAAGACTGGCCTATTCTATTGGACGCATCATCGGATGCATCCAGTTGTCCTGCTCGTATCCAAAGCTTTGGAAAAAGGAAAACAAAGAAGGACAAATTAATTCAGAAAAAATGCCGATGCCCTTGGCTTGCATCGCTAATCTTATGCGAAACGGAGTCAGCCTAGAGGAAGCCTGGACAATGCCGGAAGGCGAGGCCGTCTGGATGTCCATCGCTCATGCCATTTACGAAGGTGCAAAAGTAGATATTCTTTCTACCGACGAGGAAAAGGAATTGGAAAAGTTTGGTGATCGAATTGACGCCTACAAGAAACGAATGAACCACAACTAAAATGGCCGATTTAACTGTAACCATTGGAGCAGACCTTTCCGAACTTGAGAAAGGCATCGGTGATGCTGGCAAGACCGTTGGCAAAGGTGCAGCCAAGATTGAGAACCCGTTCCAGAAGACAGCCGATAAGTTCAGTAGCGCGGCTGGTATTGGAGGGATGATTGCTGGCCCCATTGGCCTAGCCATTGGTCAATTCATCGACGCTTTCGGTCAATTCATTAACAAGGTTGGAGAATATGTTAAGGAACTGATTGCCTATGCCACCAAGCTCCGCAATCTTTCCATCGCAACCGGAGTCTCCGTTGCCGAACTTCAAAAACTTGAAGGAGTAGCCGAAGCAAGTGGGGTGAGCCTTGATACGCTTGCTCATTCTATGAATGAGTTTAACAAGCGGATGGCTGATGCCAGAATTAAAGGTTCAGAAGTTAATAACTTATTGGTGAAACTTGGCGTAGGAATGGATCAAGTAGCCGACGGAAGTTTTGATGCTATTGCTGGTATGAAGGCACTTGCTGCTGCCCATGATGCCGGAACAGACGCAGTCACCTTGGCCTACTATGGCAACAAGTTGTTCGGTTCATCCTTCGAGCAGTTACTCCCAATCATCAAGCTCGGTGCCGCAGCCATCGACGAATATAAATCTCGGTATCTTTCCAACACTCAAGAACAAATTTCTACCCTTGGACGCCTAGGAGATGATTGGAATGTATGGTGGCACAATTTCAAAGTTGTAATGATTGTTGGACTTTCTGAAATTGCGGATAAACTTTACAGTTTCATTGATGGTCCAATTACTGCTATGATTGCAGTATTGGCAAAGGCTAACCCAGAACTAGCAGGCAAACTGGCAGAAAAATTGACTAGTCCTTCTTCGTCTCCATTACAGCGAGGAGAAAAATTAATGAAGATGACTGCTTTTCTTAATGATGAAGAAAAGAAATTATTTGGCAAAGGATACGAAGAAGCCTCTGGCGGAGGCGAAGGTAAGAAGCTGAATCCCTTTGGATTTTCTACGGCCAATGCGGCCTCCCAGATGCAGCAGATGGGCGGTGGCGATATCTTCGGTGCCATCTCCTTTACCCCCCTAGACGCCATCAAGGATAACACCGATCGCGCCGCCAATACCCTTGAAACCATGCTCGCACTCGAAACCGGCATGGGTCCATCAACGCCGGAAAACATCAACGCCAAATAACTATGACCCCTTCTAGCACTCAAATCAAGTACGGCAATCCGCTAACAGATGACCCTCAATTCCAATTAGGATGGTCCGTCGAGGCGGATGGTTTCGGCCTGCTCCAGGCACAGGTGAAGTTCAAATGGGACGTGACCAAAATGAACGATTTCCCAACGACCTTTGCCAAGGGCGTTCTGATGTCCACATTGGTTCCGGGCGTCGACACCAAATATCAAAATATGGGAGTTTGGAAGGCCAGCATGGTGGTCGAGAAGGGTGGCGTTCTAATGATTACTGCGGACTTCGCCGGCATCGACCCAGCGTTTGGCAGCGGTACAAAGACTGAAACGCAGGTGGTTATGACTGGATCATCGGCTTCGGAAGCCATCGAGCATCACCCTAACTTCCTTAAAATCAATATGGTGTCTGGCGGATTGTCTGCGCGCAGTCCAATGGCTGGCTTCCCGACTGGTAACGGCTGGGACAATAATACGACCACGAACCCTAACCGCGCACTCTGGCGTCCCTATGTGGCATCCCAGGGGGCAGAACAAGGCTTCCAGTTCGTCGGCTTCCTTCCTCCCCAGAAATCTACCGACCCACTCAACATTAAGGCCGGCATCAAGAACTACTACAAGCCGTCCAATACCCTTCGTCTTTTGTTCTATGTCTCAACCGAGGTAGCAGCCGTTACTTATGCTTCGTATGTTGGCTGGGTAAACGATGGAAGCCTTTATGGCCTACCAACAGCATATAAGAACTTGGCTTCTTCGGGATACGGAGGGTCATTTGTTTATACAGAAGAGTGGGCAGCAAAAATTAATAAATCATTCCTCATCACGAACTGCTCTGTCGAGCGTTTTGGTGCTACTTGGAAAGTTACAGCCGACCTTATGCTCTCCGGCATCTCTGGATGGGATAAGGATGTCTATCCATTATTGCCAGGCGTATGAGGTCTATCTCTGGATTCAACGGTAGTTCCACGGGCGGCTCGTTCTCAAGTGGCGAACCTGTCTATGCCTCCGCGCTGAACAAGCTCGGCACGGGTATCGATCAAGCCCGGACGATGATGTCCAATGATATCCAGTTTAATACGGCCACGGGTGGGGCGGTCTATGCGTTACCGCAAGATGTAACCGATGGTATCGGTAATAACTATGTCCTACCGTGGACGGTGCAGGTCTACCCAGAGGTGCAGGAAGATGAAACAATCAAGTACTTCCTCCGCACGGCGCGGGGCATCTGCAATTACACCTGGAGCGAGTTCCCATTTGGTCCGGCGACCGTCACTCAATTAGATGATACTACCCGTCTAGACGAAACTAATAACCGAACATTCAGCAATGAGTGCATCATCAAGGACTACTCCATTTACCCTAATGGGTCTTACAAGATTGGGACGGACACAACTGGCAATTCTCCGTGGATGGCTAATGATGCGGCCATTCAGATTAAGAACGCCGCTGACGGCGGCTCGGACACTTGGTATGTCACAGTCTCGAAGATTGATTGGTTTAATAAAATGTACTGGGATGATACCAATAGAATCCAAGATAAAGAACGCCCATTTTTATCGGTGTTTGCCGCTGGATCGGCTGCTGCTACGGCGGTTTTTAAGCCGACTCAAAACAGCCGGGCAAATCACATCTTACCTTTGCCAGAGTATTCGACTACATCATCGTCTATATCTGATGAGTGGAATGGTTATGTCCTTCCGCGCCACATCGGTTATGACTACAAAAAGGTGGCCTGGATTGGATGGAACGACACGGACAAGAAGTGGGATGTTGTCCAATACATCCTTCACCAAGTAGAGCTGGCCATCCCCTACCAGCAAGGGCTTCGATGGCTTGGTCCATCTATGCCGCAGGATACTCCACCCGACAACATTTACGCAATAGCCAAGGATGCCCATTTCGATCCCTACATCGAAAACCTTACGCTTTTATCTGGTTTTAGTTCTGGTGCATTAACAGATTATACCATCAATTCAGACAACTGGTGGTACGATGTGGTGGCCTATACTATCCCCCGGTAAGCGGGTTTAGGGCATTTTAGGGGGGATTGACATACGGCTAAACCCAAACGGCGAACCCATGTCCTGCACTACCATTGATTTCAAGAAAGGGCAGACTTTCAACGGGGTCGCCACCTATGCCCCCGAAGCCGGCTGGCCAGCAGACCTGTCGGGGGTGGCCATCGAGTCCGCGCTGCTCGACGCCCGCAATAAGAAGCACTATTTCGACATTACCCTTAACAGCCCGACCGTCTTCACGATGCGTTCGGATGTCACCGAGGAATGGCACGTTGGCACGGCTTACTGGGATATCAAGTTTAGCGAAGGAGGCGTGGTCTTTTATTCGGAAACCGTCCGTCTGGCCATCATCCCTAACGTCACCCCTAACAATTCCTAATGGCTCTCACGATCAGCATCAACGACCAGGCCGCCTTTGCGGTGACCATTGGCGTCCCCGGCCCGCAGGGTATCCAAGGTATCCAAGGCATCCAAGGCATCCAAGGCATCCAAGGTGACCCCGGAATTGGTGTGCCTCCGGGTGGCGCAACGGGAACGGTGCTGAAGAAACTTTCATCGGCTGATTACGATTCCGGTTGGTCAACGGATACCAACACGGGTGTTTGGGGTTTAATTTCTGG